TCACCGCCGCAGGATTGAAAGTCGGACTTGGTGCGGCTCTCGCTGGTGGCGGCGTAGCACTGGCAGCTGGCATGAAGGCGGTTACTTCAGCTGCCGACTTCGAACAAACCAAAGTCGCTTTCACTACCCTAATCGGTGATGCTGCCAAAGCCGAGCAAACACTCGCGCAACTGCGTGAACTTGGGGCAAAGACCCCATTCGAGTTTCCTGAGCTCGCCGATGCCGGTCGTAAGCTGATCGCCTTTGGTGAGGGTTCCGACACGGTGGCTGCAACTCTCGCCCGCATTGGTGATGTATCGGCGGGTGTCCAGGCTCCAGTCAACGAAATCGCCGAACTCTATGGCAAGGCACGAGTGCAGGGACGGCTGTTCGCCGAGGACATCAACCAACTTACAGGGCGAGGCATTCCCATCATCGGGGAGCTTGCCAAGCAATTCGGTGTGTCGGACTCTGAGGTGAAGAAGCTCGTGGAGTCCGGAAAGGTCGGCTTCCCCAACATCGAACAAGCCTTCATATCCATGACCTCGCAAGGCGGCAAGTTCTCGGGCATGATGGAAGCGCAGAGCAAGACAACCAACGGACTGTTCTCCACGCTCAAGGACACGATCAACGAGGTATTCCTCACTCTTGGAACGCCGATCAACGATGCCATTCGTCCTCTGGTGGAACAGGCCATCGCACTCGCTCAGAAACTCGCCCCATTAGCCGCGCAGGCAGGAACCAAAATCCGCGACGCCGTGCAGTATGTGATCGCCATCTTCAAGAGCGGGCAATTCCTCAACCTCGTCGGCTCAGGACTACAACTCGGATTTGCCCAAGGCGTGAACTTCCTCTGGGCCACCCTGCGTGCCACCATTGCCGCTGCTGGTCAATACATCGTCGAGATCTTCAAGACGGCCATCACCTACTTCCAGGTGCTCACTACGGCCGACTTCTGGAAAGGCATGGGCAATGCTCTCATTGGCATCTTTCTCAGTGCCGTTGGGTTCCTCCAAAAAGGACTTGCCGAAGCCCTTGAAATCGCAAGACCTCTTGCGGAACTTTTTGGCAAAGGAGAATCGATCAACTCCGCACAGGGAGCTTTGCGGGAATCCGCCGATGTCCTCGATGCCGAAGCTGCTGCCCGCTACAGCGATGCTGGTGACCAACTCGGACCACTCGCGGCCAAGGTGGCAGAGAGGCTCAAGGAAGCAGGAGAAAACATCGTTGGACGCTTCGGTGAAACATTTCGCAACACGGCTGAGGTGATCGATACCAGCGCCATGGGTGAACGCATGAATGAGGTGCTGGGAACCATCCGCGATGCCCTGCCCAAGCCCGAGGAAATCAAACAAGTCGCTCGTGCCACCACTCCAGGAAAATCCAACGTCCCCAATCCTCTGGCCCAAGCAAGCACCACGACCATGGATCCCATCGTCACCTCACTCGGCAAGGTCGGTGGTGGTGGCTATTCGTCTGGCACTCTCGATGCTCAGCGTGAGAACAACCGACTGACCAGCGAAACGAATCGGATTCTGCGCGCGATGAGCGAGCGTATCAAGCCGGGTGGTGGCGCATCCGTGACTGCCTTCGGTTGACGCCGTGCTCCGGCGTATATGCCGACACACGTTTCCATTCAACCCGGACGCCTCTACCCGCAACCAGGCTACAGTGTTCAGGTCGATAAAGAGGGCAAGTGGACCGCCACGCAAGTTTTCCTGTGCCATCGGAATTCTGCCGTGCAGCTCATGCCACGCCCCAACACCATTCACCCAGAAATCGGATTCATCTCCGTCGCTCAATCGACCGTTAACTTCACCGAAGGCGACCTTGCAGAAATCACCTGCCACTATGCGGGAGCTGAGCCCAAGGAGGATGAAAAAGAGAATGCCGTCTATACCATGGGACTTTCGCTCTCCGAGGAACCCTTGCTCAGTCACAAACGCTACAAGGATCTTCCTGCCAAGGAACTGGAGGCGCTCCAGTTGATCCAGTCTGGAAAGGACAAAGACGACCAAGGCAACAAGCTGCGAGACAAGGTCGAAAGCCAGCGAGGCAAGGAGGCTCTGAAAAAGTTCGAGCGCGGCCAGACCAGTTACTACAGCCCGCGTGTGATTTGGAAGGAAAGCTGGGTGAGAAACAAGGAGGTGAAGGCAACGGAACTCAACAACATCGGCAAGATCGACGAACCACTCGGCCCGGTGCCGTCCTTGGCTTCAGGCCGCAACTGGTTGCTCAATGGCGTGACTCAGACGCAGGAAGGCAAAGCATTTCGCATCGAAATGGAATGGCTCGCCAGTGATCGTGGCGGATGGGACGCAGAAATTTACAACGATTGATTCTCATGCGCTTGCCACAAAGAAAAAAACCGGGTGATCCGATTCTCGCTGCCGACTGGAATCTGCTGTTGGAGGCAATCGCTGCGCGCACACCTCGCCAAGGTGCAGGTCTGGAATTGATCGCTTCGTCAGGAGGATTTGCCTATTCGCGCCCATCGCCAACAACGGCGCCCCATGCAGGACTGCCACCGTTCTCGGTGATCGGCATTGAAAAAAAGGAGGGCCAGTATCTGGTGACCATCAAGGAGGGCTGGGTGATTGAGCGCAAGCCCAAGAGTGAGTCGAAGCCCACCGTCAAGTTCCACATTCCGAAGGCCGGCGAGAAGGCCCTCGACACGATCCCGCGCCCGCAAATTGGCATGGCCATTGGTGACACGCTGTGGTGTCGCTTTACTACCGATTCCATGGGCGAAATTTCTGAGGAGCCAGAGATCTTTTCCTCCGCTGAAGACCAGGAAGGCAGCCACTACTATCCTGAAGATCCCGAGGGCTCGGGGAGTGATGGCAATTACGCCGTCAAGCTTTTCAAGCTGATCGAAGACGACGGCACACCTGCGGTTAGTGTCTATCAACAAAGCGACATCGAGCATTGGGCGCAACTGTGGAAGGGAGAGAATCTAGGGAGTGGATCGCGGGTGTTCAAAGAGCACAACGAGGAGGAAAACGTCTACAAATTCCGCAGAATCGATCGTCGAGCATCACAGCATCAGATCGATGTCATCGAGGAAGCCGACGTCATTCGTGTGCAAGGGAATGACAAGGATGGCACTCTCGCGATCGAAGGAGACTCCAGCTCCAGTGAACCCTTTTTGGAATGGAAGGACGGACTCATGATTACGGAGGGAGAGAAGAAGTTATTCGTCCGCGAATTCATGATTTGCGAATACGGCTCAGCTCGCACAGTAAAATTTATCACACTCGATTAACCATGGCACACCTCATCACGCCCATCATACTCGACGGCGAAGCATACTGCTGCCAACCTGCCACCCGCCGCACGGCTGCCATCCTCAGCGATGCCGCGACGGAGTTATCACCAAACCAGTGGGAAATTTACCGCGCCGCCCAAGATAACACCATCAAGACGGGTGCGGTGAAATTCGGCGTCTGCTGCGCCAAACAAATCGTCATCACGCTCGAAGGCGAAATTGAAACACTCAACGATAGCTATGACTGGATCCGCGTCTTGCACAATGGCATCGAGGTGTTTTTCCACGAAAGCACTCAAACCAGCGAGGACCCGGATGATGCCGTTGCCGTTGGTCCCTTTGCCGTTACGTTAGAATTGGAGGATCGGCCGTGTGGTCATATCTTTGAGATCACCGGATCGACGGGCGATGGCAATGCCAACAATGATGTGTTTTGGAAGGCCTCTGTGGCCATCAGTTGACAGGCTAGCAACAGCGTGAAGCTCTACGTTGATCTGGAAACACTACAACTGATTGAAGGCCCTGGATTCCGCAATCCGACTTCGTCTCTGCGATTCAAGCGCGGGGATGCCGCACAGATCGAGGTGACCTTCCTCGCAGGAGGCACGACCCCTGTGGCGATTGGCGATCCGCTCAACCTGGAAATCCAGTTCGGCATTAAGCCCCGCAATCGCTACGACATCGGCTACCTCGTTCGCTCGGCAAGCTGGATCATGCCTACTACAGCGCCACCCATCTATCGCTGCTCGCCCTCGTTCAATACCATAGAGCTCAATTCCGCTCTCGGCGTGGGATCTGCCACCGGCTCAGAGCTTGCGGAAATCACTCTGATGGGTGAAATCACTTGGCGTGAAGGCTCTGAGGAGCCGACATCCACACGCACGTTTTTGGTTGTGGTGGAGAATGACGTGAATCGCGGAACGGAAGGCGTTCCCACCAGTGCGGAGCCTCCTTACCCGGCACCTGAGAACATCGTGACCACCGCTGCAATTACCGAAGCTCTGGCCAATCACAGTAATGCCGCTGACCCGCATCCGAACTACTTGCGTCACGATGAGCAAGAGACCTTGAGTGCTGAAGAACAAACGAATGTGCGGGCAGCCATCAACGCGCCTGAAGCACCACCGTATCTGAACCTGCCCATGCAGTTCATCGATGACGTCTGGCATGTGAGCGTGCTGGATTACCAACCATCCAATAGTAGTGATGCGATGACCGGG